TATCCTGAAAGAATGCAGAACTCTCGCAAGGGCATAGGCGGTCGGCCCACTAAGTACAAGCCTGAATACTGTTCAAGACTTATTGAACTATGTGCCCAGGGCCTTTCAAGACGAGCCCTTTGTGCTGAAATCGGCATTTCAACAGAAACTTTCTACGATTGGGTCAAAAAGATTCCTGAGTTTTCTGATGCGTACAGGAAAGGCGAAGCTGCCGCGTCTCACTTTTACGAATCTAAAATGCTTGAGGGTGGGTTAGGCAGGATTAAAGGCTTTAATGTCATGGCTCTGACTTTCCTCATGAAGAATCGCTACCCCAAAGAGTTTCGAGATAAGCAAGACGTAGAACTGTCAGGAAATGAAAGTCATCCCATTAAAATCGAAACCTCGGAAGCAGCTCAGTCATTGACTGATGCCGAACTCAAGAAACGCTTGAAAGATCTTCTCAAAGACTCGTAGACTTTGCCCATGCAGACAAAAACTCTCGAAGACCTTCAAACTGAATACATGAAACTTGTCGCTGAATATGGCGACCGACACTTCAGAATCGTGCGTGAGACGAAAGCCCTACGCGAGATTGAAGCAAAGCTCGCTGAGCTTGACGCTGAATACCTGAAGCTCCCTAAAGACCAAGAGACCAAGACTGAGACAACTGATAGCGCTGCTTAATGAGCGCAATCCTTATCAGAGACGCTGAGCCAACGGATGTGCCATTCATTATGGACTCGTGGCTAAAGCGGGCCGTAAACTTTCGAGATTCGCGAATGGCGAACGATCACACTTGGTTTGTGCACTACAGGCCAGTGGTTGAAAGATTGCTTCAGACGGCGAACTGTAAGGTAGCAGCTTATGCTGACATGCCTCATCAGATCTTTGGCTATATCGTCTTTGAAGACGGCCCCGTGGTGCATTGGCTGTTCGTTAAAAAGATCATGCAGAACATGGGAATTGGAAACAAGCTCTTACAAGACGCTGTGGGACTCGATAAAGACTTTACGATCACGCACTTCACCGATGATGTGCCCAAGCTCTATCGAAAGCGCAGGGTGACTTTTAACCCCATTCTGCTCATGAAAGGACACTCATGAACGAAGGACAACGAAGAATGTCTGACCGGTTTTTTGGTCGATTTGGGAAGATCCCCACCCCGACTTGTAACGTCTGTTCACAACCTGTGAATGAATTTGGCATCAGTTTCAATCCCGACAACAGCACCATGACCTTTTCGGTGAAGTGCCATGGAGAGAAGGAAGACGCCACGATGTGGTATGACAAAGTCATGTCTCTGCCCGATGAGACCGTCCCCGTCGTTCAAAAAGCTTTCGCTAATCAACCCAAACGGAGGATCATTATATGAAAATCAAAGAGATCAAAACTTCGCTTTCAGTTTACTTCTCGGGCTCTGAGCGCTTCCACTTTGCTTCGGGTACAAGCCACATCTACCCCTACGGCCTTGAATTGACCTATCTAGAAAAACCCGAAGGCGTTCTGGTCAAAAGCAAAGACGCTGAAGTCTGGGTTAACCTTGCGAACATTTCATACATGAAGTTCTTTGACGAGATCGCCGAGACAGAAGGGGATGTTTCACGTGAAACAATCAAAAAGCGAGGACGCCCAGCAAAAGTTGATACCGCTATCGCAAGCTGATCTTCTAGCCGAAGCGAAGCGCCGCTTTATCGACAAAGATCTCAAGCCGGTCGATATTCTTTTTGAAAAACAAAAGCTGTTCCATCGGGACTCTCACCGATTTAAAACCGCTTTAAACACACGAAGGAGTGGTAAATCATTCCTTGCCGCAGTGCGTCTTCTCGAAGCTGCAAAGACAGGGCTCTCTCAAAATCCCTACCTGGCTTTGACTCGGGAATCAGCCCGAAGGATTTTGTGGCCCACCCTCACAGATCTCATCGAGAAGTTTAAAATTCCCTGCACGCCTAGTGAATCATCTCTCACCGTTTCGTTTCCTAATAAAGCCGAGATCTTTCTGGTCGGAGCAGATCAAAAGAACTTTGCCGCTCGTCTTCGAGGGATTAAGGCTCGCCGAGCCGTTATTGATGAGGGCCAGGACTTTAAAGATCATCTCGGGGATCTGATCGACTCCATTCTGATTCCAACTTTGGTTGATTTTAACGGAGACCTCGACATCTACGGAACGCCTGGAATCCGACCCACCGGGTTCTTTTACGAGATTACGACTCAAGAGCGTGGCTTTAAACAGTTTACTTGGTCAGTTCTCGATAACCCTTTCGTCCCGAATGCTCGAGAGTTCATGGAAGAGATCCTGAAACGACGAAACTGGACTGAAGAGAATCCAACCTACCGCCGAGAATGGCTCGGGGAATGGGTGCTTGATCTCGACGCCTTACTCTTCAAATTCAATCGGCAAAAAAACACAGTCTCAGAACGCCCCTCAGGCATCGCTTGGACCAATGTTTTAGGCATCGACCTCGGCTTTAATGACGCTACAGCCTTTGTGGTCATGAGCTATTCCGAAGCCTCAAAACAGACCTTTGTGATTCACTCCGAAGCTCACGCCGAGATGATTCCTTCCGAAATCGCAGAGAAGACAAAGACTCTCATTGATCGTTTTAAGATCGCTTCCATCGTGGCTGATACGGGAGGACTAGGAAAATCGATTGCGGAAGAGCTTAAACGAAGACACGGGCTCCCTATTAAACCCGCTGTGAAGGTCGACAAAGCCACTCGAATTTCGTTCATCAATGGAGACTTCATCGACCGAAACCTATTTGTGCTCTCTCATTGCAACGCTTTAATTGATCAGCTCGAAACCGTGGCTAAAAACGAGAAGGGTTTGGAAGACGATCGAACGCCTGTCGATTTGTGTGATGCGATGCTTTACGCCTACAACGAATCAAAACACTGGAGTTTTGAACCAAAAGACCCCAAACTTGATCGGTATTCCGAGGATTTCGTTCTCGATCAACTCGAGAAGGAAGCTCAACGAATGATCGCTCTTCGCCGAGAGCAAGAACAAGAGGAGGGGCTTCTTTGACCTTAGCCGAATTTAAAAAACTACTTTTGTTCGCCCGTAAGAACAAACTCGTCAAAATTAAATGCGGTGAGTTCGAAGCCGAACTCTCTCCGCAGTCCTGGCTCAATCGTAAAGAGCAAAAAGCTTTTGAAAACCTTCTTTCGCCCGATTTTAAACAACCCGTGAATGATGAAGACCTGTTTTGGTCTGCGAAATAAGGAGAATTTGTGGCTCGAAAACTTGATACTTACTGGTGGAAAAAAGACAAAGATCAGCTTCCCGAAACTGTTAACTCCATTGTGAACTTCCTTCAGAAGCAGCAAAACTATGTGACCGAAGAGAATGTGAAGCACATGAAGCTTTATGGAAACGCTGACATCTTTGGGCTTTCCGCGATGGATTATGCACCAGCAAGTGCAAATGCTTATCAACGAAACAACCTAACTTTGAATGTCATCAAATCCTGTGTGGATACGATCACCAACAAAATTGGCAAGAATCGACCTCGGCCCATGTTCTTAACCTCTGGTGGGGATTGGGCTCAGCAGCAGCTTGCAGAACAGCTGACCGCTTATAACGATGGCTTGTTCTATCTGACAAAGATCTACGAAGTTTTGCCTATGGTGTTTCGAGATGGTTGCATCTTTAACACCGGTGGTTTTGCAAAGATCTTTCGAGAAGAGAGGGACATTAAGATTGAGCGAGTTCACAACCAAGAGCTCTTCTTTGATGATATTGAAGCCTACTACGGCAAATACTCGAATTTGTATCAGCTGAAGTATTATCCCCGAGATGTGCTGGTTGATATGTTTCCATCCAAAAAGAATCTGATTTTGAACGCTCCCGATGCCGAAGTTCGCTACGGAGTTACTCAAAGTTTGTCAGATCAAATCCAAGTGATTGAAGCGTGGAAACTCGCCTCAAAGAATGCTCTTGGAAAGCACGCTATCGTGATTCCTAACGGTGTGCTTGTCGAAGATGACTGGAAGTATGACTATTTTCCTTTTGTGAAATTCCAGTGGTCAGCTCCTTTGTTTGGGGCTCGTGGTCAATCCTTGGCTGAAGAGTTGACGGGCATTCAGGTTGAAATCAATCGAATCCTTAGAACCATTCAACAGATCCTTCGACTAACTGTTCCAAAACTCTTTGTCGAAAAAGGCGCTAAAGTTGTTTATTCACATTTAAACAATGACATTGGTGGCATTGTAGAATTCTCAGGCACTAAACCTGTTTATGACTTCCTGCAAGCCATCCCACCAGATCTCTATGCGCAGCTTGATCGGCTTTACAATCGAGCCTTTGAAATTGCCGGAATCTCTCAACTCAGTGCTCAAGCTCTTAAACCGGCAGGTCTAGATTCAGGCAAAGCCCTTCGAATTTATAACGATCTCGAAACTGAGCGCTTTATTTTGAAGGCTCAGGCTTACGAAAATATGTACTTAGACGCCGCTCGGCAGATGATTAACCTCTCTCGAGAGATTGCGGATGAGTACGGCTCACTGAAAATCAAAGTGCCGAATCGAAAGGGTATTGAGCAAATTGATTGGAAAGAAGTCGATCTCGACGAAGACTCATACATCATGCGGCTCTTCCCGACATCTTCACTTTCACAAACTCCCGCCGGACGGCTAGCCGATGTTCAAGAGCTCTTACAAGCTGGTTTTATTTCAAGAGAAGACGGCCTTAAGTTGCTCGACTTCCCAGATCTTGAAACCACCATGTCACTAGCCAATGCAGCAGTTGAGGACATCATGTCCACAATCGACAACATCGTGAAAAAGGGCATCTATCAGCCGCCTGAACCTCTTCAAAATCTCGAATATGGAATCGGCAAATGCCAAAGTGCTTATCTTCGCGCCAAGCTCAATAAAGTGCCCGAGGAGCGACTTGAATTGCTTCGCCGATGGATTGAAGAGGCCTCAGCCATGCTGCAGTCGATGCAGCTGCCCGCACCCATGCCTCAGCCCTTAGGTGTACCGGAAGCTGCTCCCGTTAGTGAAATGCTGCCATTGCCCACAGTTTAACAATAAGGAGGAACCATGTCCGAAACTTCGCAAACCCTAGAAACAACCGAAACCAAAACGGAAACCACCGAAACACCTGTTCAGGAGGGGACACCGAATGAAGCCGCAAAACCCGAAGCCAAAGAAGAACTACCAAAAGATGACGAGTTCACCAAAAAACTT